AACTCCAGTGCTAAATTTGACATAAATAACGCTATTGTAATTGGGCAGATAACAAGTGATGCAGAAAAGAATGTATCTAATGACTTCTACATTGCTTACGGCGGAACACTTGTAACAATAAATGATGGTGGAGTTGCCATAAAAGGCAGTTCCATAAATATAAGTGGAGCAGTAAAGGTTGAAGGGGATTTAGAAGTGAGCGGAGACGCTACAATTGGCGGTAAATCATTCTTATCTCACACTAACGGTGGAATGCCGTTGGATTAGGAGGTGAAAATGAAAAGTGTTGAAAGTTGGCAAACTGAAAAAGATAACAACAAAGAAATTGATGTTGTAATGGGGAAAAATATAGTATTAAGTTCTGAAATAGAGAAGATAAGACTAAGACTCGAGAATAAGTTGAGATTATTCTTTAATGAGTGGTTTTTGCACAAAAACGAAGGTATTTACTGGATTAAAAGAAACGAAAACAACGGACAGATAGGAAACTTGCTGGAAAAGTTTAATATCGAAACTCAAGTAAAGGAAACTATTTTGGCAGATGAAGATGTAGCAGAAATAATAAAATTTGAAAGTGATTTTAAAAATGGAACTGGAAATTATAATTTCGATGTAGAAATATTATTAAAAAATGGAAAGACTTTGACAATTTAGGAAAGGGGGAGCAATGGATTTTGGAGTAACGGATACAGGATTTGTATTAAAAAGTTTTTCAGATATTATGAAAGATATAGAAAAACGGTATAAAGTAAGATTGCAAGATAACGAGTACACACTTGACTTTAATACGCCCGAAGGTATTCATTCTGAAGCCATAGGATTTGAATTATCGAAATTATGGGAAGAACTTTTGGACTTTAACAATCAAATGAATCTAAATACGGCAACCGGAATATATTTGGATTATTTTGGAACTTTGTTAAGAACTCCACGAAATCCGGGGGCTTATGCAACCGGACAAGTAAAGATAACAGGAGTGAAAAACAGAGTTATCCCAGCGCAAACTATTATAAAATACGCAGAAAAGGAATATAGGTTATTATCTAATGTTACGTTGGATAAGCTGGATAATAACGAATATTACGGAGTAGGATTTATTCAGGCAGTTGAAATTGGAGACGAGAGCAATATTACAAGTGATGTTTCGTTTACAACTGAATACGGCGGAGTTGCCAAGATTACAAATGATGTCGATATAACTGGTGGAGCAGATAATGAAAGTGATAGCCTTTATAGAGCAAGGTTAAAAAGAAAGCAAACAATCGAACAGACTGCAACGCATTCAGCGTTGTATAACGGACTAATGACGTTGGAAAATGTAAAGAATGTATTGATATTGGATCCCGAAACAGAGCCAGCAACAGAAGCTGGAACTATCAAAATATTTCTCGAAGGAACTCCTGGTGACAAGATTTTTGAAACCATATTGGATTTGAAAGCTGATGGAATATTGACGCTTGCAGATTCTAATGCGCAGACTTTTGAAAAGAAACTGAAAAGAGATGCGTTTGAGAGAAAAATAATCTATAACATTATCAAATACAGCACATTATTAATCAAAGTGGAAGTTTTGGAAGTGAAGAATTCTGATGAAAAAGATAATCGTTGGACGCAACAAATAAAGAAAGAAATATTAAACTATATAAATAATCTTAAAACAGGGGAATCTATCAGTTATTTAAAAACATATTCAGAAATTTTGGGAATTGATGAAATAAGAAAAATTAATCTAAAAATGGGATTAACAGAATCCAGCGTAGCAACTCAAAATTTTGATAAAGTTTTTAATGTTCCAGTAGGGCAAAAATTCCAAATCAATGAAAATAATATCGAGGTGCTTTATGTATAAAGACAACAAAGAATACACAGATGAAATAATCAGCAAGTTTCCGCATATGTATAAAAGGAATAGGGATAGCAATAATTATTTTTTGCTGGAACTTTATTTAGAAGAAATAAGGCAAGTGAGCAAAGGAATTTATGAGTTGCTAAAGTCTTTGGACATTATGAAGGCGACTGGATATGTTTTGGATAAGTTTGGTACATCATTTAATTTGAAAAGAAATACGAGAGAAAGCGATGAAGAGTATAGAAAAAGAATACTTGCAGAAATATCGAGAAAAAGTAGAAATGCAACTTTTGAAACAATAATAAATGTATTAAAAATCATAATTGAAAATTATGAGCAGAATATATTTATTTTTAAAGAAGGGATTGTAAAAACTAATAATAAAGATATTGATTTCAATGTGAAAAATGGAAGTTTTAAAGGAAATTCTGAAACACAATTTTACAAAGAAAAAGCTGGCAGCATTTATATAGTCTTGAATAAAAGATTGCCAACACATGTTAAAAAAAGTGTTTTAAATATTTTGCTTGAAATAAGGGCGAAAGGTGTTGAAATAACGATTGATTTTAAATATAAAGTACAAACAGCAAATTATATTTCGAACGGAGCGTTTGTAGGATTAAAAAGAATGTTGAATATTGAGGATAGTTTTTATGATGAAATTTTGCAACAAAAAAATTATGAAAGTAATTTGGCTAGAATGAACGTAATTACACAGGAAGGGGTAAGATAGATGTTAAAAAAGATAAAAGACTGGATAGGATCTAATTTGGATGTTTATAAAGTTGAAAACGCCAACGATGTCGGAGCAGGATTAGTGAGACACATTTGGAAAGGCGAAGAGACTGCAAGCCAAATTGGAACAACCTTAACAGCTCAAATCATGAATGATTTGCAAAAAGGGTTAGTGCATTCATTAAACGCAACTAGAACGGTAGGAACAAATAAAGATATTTATGAAGTGGCGTTAAGCGGAATTGAAGAATTTGGAGTGTTTGAGGGATTAAAATTATTGGTTAGAATCGATGAGGAAAACCAATTTGAGGATGTGTTTTTAAAATTAGGTGGAACAGAATACCAAGTTCACCAATTAAAGAATAATTTGCTGGATAAAATTGATAAAGGGATTTTAAAAGATAAAAAGGAATACTTGTTGAACTTC